TATTTATTCATAAAAAATAGTAACATTCTTTTATTATATATTTTACTTAAAAAAATAAAAAATAACTATTTTTTATATATGAAAATTTTTATCAAATGTAAAACTTGGTTTATATTTATATGTTGTTTGTTTTCTATATATCTTTCTATAAATTTCATCTAACTTTTTTGCATCATTATCTTCATCATTAAGATAAATATCATGAAACATTTCATCATTAATATCAGTATTTTCTGTATATTCTTCAAGTAATTCAAACATTAATTTTTTAACATCAGATTCTTCCATTTCATTTAAAAAATCATATAGCCAATCTTCATAGTCTTTTTCTTCATACAAATGAGATATGTTTATTGTACTCATTGCAATGTCATCATGACATCCAATTCCTCTCCATTTTCCATTTTTTGTTTTACCAAATGATTTAAATTCTTTTATTGTTTCTTTTTCATTTAATATTAAAGTTTTTTCGTTAACTAATTTTTTTGATAATTTGCAGAATATATCTTTATTTTGTCCCGTTACTTTAAATCCAGGTTTTTTTCTTGGCGTTTTTTCACCGGGAATAGGTTTCGTATGATATGTGTGTAATATAACTGATTCGTCATATTTGCTGTGATTTGCTAATTTATCTAAGAAATACTTTCCATTAAAATTCATTTCTATAATTACTTTACAAAGTTCTGAACCAAATTGATCAAAAACTAAAGCTTTCGTTACATTTGCGCAATTTTCTTCATCTTTTATATTATCTCTATATAAACCAACTTGTACTAATCTAAACATATTTTTAATGTTTAGTTTATCCTTTTTAAGTTTCTTTAAACTGCTTATACTCTTTGGTTCAACTTTGAATATATTACATACATTATAATCATTATCTTTCAATTCATCTTCATCTTTTCCTTCTCCTGTATCAACGCTTAATACGAATCTATATTTTTTAGAATCAAAAATATCATTTGGATCAAAATTAGGATGCCATTTTAAGTTTTTATATAAAGATTCGTCTAAATCTGTTCTTTTTAACTCATGAAAAACATATTGCTTTTCTATTTTATTCATGAACATTAAATCATTTCCACGTAAAAGAAGATTCGAACCTCCTACATTAAAATTCAATTCAAACTCTTGAGCGAAATTTTCCTCTCCAAAATCAGCCATCGTTTTCTTTCTCCATTCTTCATCTCTTCCGGGAACTTCCCACCAATCAACTCTAATACCGACAAAACTATTTAACCCCTTTTGTGATTTATCCCATATTTCAAAGAAAATATTATCAGTACCATTTGGAGTAGATGAAATGATACATTGAGAAATATTTGATGAAGAGAGAGTAGGATAAACAGATCTCCAGAAATCATTTGCTATTGATTTTTGTATGTGAGCAAACTCATCCGCGTAAAGTACATGAATAGTAAAACCTATTTGAGCGGTTTTCGTTGTAGCTTGAGATGTTAAAAAGCAACCATTATCAAGCCTCATTCCACCTGAACCTATGTTTATAATTCCTGGCTTTAAAAAGAAAGGGAGGCCTTTAAAAACATCTGTAACTTTACTTACTATCTCAAATGCAGTAGCTTGTTTATTAGCCAAAATGGCTAAATTTCTATCATAATGAAAGCACATATACCAAGCAAAATAAGCTGTTATGGTTGTAGTTTTTCCTGATTGTCTGCTTTGAAGCATTATGATATTTCTAACTTTAGGAACTAAATCATTAAGTTTATCATCATATGTTTCATCTGCTAAAGCTCTTAATATTTTCTTTTGATAACTTCTTAATTTAACAACAGTTCTACCTTTATCTGTTAAAAATCTACAATATTTTTCAACAAAATATACAATATCACGAGAGCACTTATCAAATTCATCTGTTTCCTCTGAAGTTAATTGGAATAAAATATTAGCAGCTTTTAACTCAATATCATTTTCATGAAAACAGGACAAATCTGTTTGGATACCCATGCGCAATTTATCTATTGCTTGTTGTACAAGCTCGCTATTCCATACTTTTATAGAAGGCATATTTTAAGGAATATTAATATTAGGAATTACTTCTGCGTCATCAATATAATCATCATTATTATTAAAGACATTGCTTTTGGCATCTTTTACTCTTTTTATAAGTTCTTTAGTTCCTCTTGTGACAACACCTCCATCACCAGATTTTAAAATACCTACACTTTGTTGAGTAGGGCCTAAAGCTTCTGTTCTTTTTTCTTTTATATCTTCTTTAAATGATTTATAAGTTTCTTTTATAGCTTCAACTGTTTGTATGAGTTGTTTATTTAATTCACCAACAGTTTTTGACATTGCGGCAAATACTTCAAACATTCTAGCATTTACCATTCCGAGATTAATCTGATCAATTAAAGCTTTTTGCATTGCCTCATTTGTACGTAACTGATAAATCATACTACCAAGAGATATAACATCTACTTCAAGTTTATTTTTCAAATATTCATTATTTTCTATCATATCTTCTGGAATAATAAATGCTATGGCATTTGTTATCATGATACGCGCATCTTCTTCACAATCTTTTTTTAACTGATCAAAATCAACATTTGTCACAGGTTCTGCTTTTAGCCCCGGAATATCCTCTTCTGGTTTAAGAACATTTTTCTCTATGTTATCCGGAGAACTATTTAACATCTTTTCCAATTCTTTTCTTTCTTCTTTTAATTTCATAGTTATTTTTATTTAATTAAACAAATTTATATTGCAAATATATTTATCTATGTTTTGAAATATACGGAAGACGAAGAATAGGATCTGCATTATCTCCAATAATAATTTGACTACCATTTTTACTAAAGTATGATAGTAATTCACCTGCTTGTCTGTCTTCTTCTATTGTAGTCGTAAATAATCTTATGTTGGTTAAATAAGAATCTGATTTATTTATAGTATATTTCTTAACATATATTTCTTCTGGATATAATTTAAGAGTTTTATATGAATTGATTTTTAATTTTGAATTTTTATCAGTCGGGTCACTTTCCCAAATATAAATTTTATATTGATTCCATGTATTTCCAATATTTACAACAATTGCATACCACTTATCATCTTCTAGTTTCTCATCCAATCTTACCACATATGAATTTTCATCCGAATAAGAGTGTGAATAATTAATAGAAATATATTGATTAGCAAAAATATTTACTCCTAACACATGTTCATCAAAATCATTAACTCCATCAATTATAGATATAGGATTTTTAACTTGTAATTTATAACCCCTTTGTGATACCCATTGACCAGGCGTAGGAGTTAAATTCTCTAAATATTCGATGACAAACGGATTAATTATACAATGATATCTAAGAGGATTTATGCTAATTGCAACAATTTTTGCATAAAAATTAAGAGAACCGGGTCTTGATATAACTACATTATCATCAATATTAATTTTTGAAAGCGTTGGTACTTTATCTATTGTTATAGTATAATTAGCTCTATTATATAGATCTTCATTATATTCCTCTAAATCACTTGGTAATAATGATGTAACTATATTTGTTATAGATGTTATATTATAATAATCATTATTTGAGATTAAAGGCTTAAACCAGGCTGTTACACTTCTATCTTTATCTGTATTTATAATATCTTCCACATTATATGTAATCGCGTTAAATGTTGACGATGTTCTCATATCATAAAATGATTGAGAAACTATAGTTCCATATATATCTATAGATTCTGAAACTGTTTCAAGTTTAGAATCAAAATTCTTATACATATCTTTTTCAGTTCCATTAAATTGACTAAATTGTGTATCATTAATTGCATCTTTAACTTCATTAGATACAGCTTTTCCAAATAATTCTTCTGCGCTTACAGTGTATTGATCTATTGTCTGTTTTAATTGCTGTCCTTCTCTTCTTGAAGCTTCTGGTTGATATTTTACTAAATGCACTTTCCAAGTTGTTTCTTGATCCATGAAACCTCTAAATAAATAGCTAGATTCAACTTGATACAATTTATTTGATAAAACCATATAAACTATATCTTTTTTCTGAGGCGCCGTTCCAACTCCAGCTATAGATTCCCAATATTTTTTATCTATTTGTATTTCAAATGGAACTTCATATTCTAATCCCATTAAATCATATGTGTACTTACTATCAGGAACTGTACCTTGAGGTATAATAGCTTTAATATCTAGCGGGCATTCTTCGACATTTGATAAAGTATATTCTTGAAAAATAACATCTTTTGAACGTTGTTGAGGAATTGCTCTGAACCATTTAAAGTCATAACCTAACATTTTATTTGCTAATGTGTTTAATGCTAAATAATTCTGAACAGATTTTGTTAATTTATTTACATCAAAAACGACATTAGTTGTAGATGCACCAACAATTCCCGTAACATCATTCATCTTTTCGTTGTTTGTAATTTCACTGTTTGAAACAAGTTGTTCAGGATTTGCGGCAGTTAAATTTTCTTTATTTATATCATTATTAGACATTAAATAGCATATTTATTTATATATATTTAAAAAAAAAGAGGGCTTAAGCCCTCTTACCATTTTCTTTCTAA